GGCCCTTCATTCCTGCAAATCTTGCAGCAAATGAAACCCTTCGTGGATTAGTTCCTTTTTTTACAGGTGCTTTAAGGTTCGATCCTTCTTTTCTTTTAAAGTAAGCACGACCTTTAGCATTTAATCCACCTTTAGGATTCTGGTAGACTTTGGCTACCATTATCCAAAAAATCCTCTACCACCAGCTTGACCAAATAAAGATCTTTGACCAATGATACCTCTAGCAATTTTATTTTTACGTTTTTGATTTGCAGCTTCAAGAGCAGCAGCTCTTTCTTCTTCTGCTAATCTTTCAGCTTCCATTTGTTTTTCAAGCGTATCATCTCTAGGTGGTGTATCTTGTTTAAATATTCCGCCCATTATAAATTCTCCTCATCTATATCTTCTAAATCATCTGATATTAAAGATCCCATATTAGCTTCCATTTCATCCAGTAAATCATCTTCATGAGCTTGAAGATCTCTCATTTCATCAATAATTTCCTGTAATGTTTTTTTAGGTTTTGGCATCTTGATCCCAAAATGACTTATATCCTGCTTTAATCAACGCACAATAAAGCTGATAAGGTGTAAGAATATACCATTTATAAAATCCAATTAATCTCATAATAAATGTAACACAGGTCGTATCTTTAATTCTTAGCATATGCCATTCATTTTTTACTGGGCATCTTAGTACTTTAAATTGTTTTAAATACCCAAGCATAGATTCAAGTTCTTTTTTTTCTAGGAATGATAATCTAATTCCTGCATGAGTAAATTCTAAATGAACCCATATATCATTTTTGGAATTATAAGATAAAGCTCCACAATGTTTAAATCCTTTTTTAAGGAATCTTAACCATTCTGGATAAGGATGATCACTAGCTTCATAAAAATATATTAACCATTCTTCTTGAACAGATCCCATACTTGCCTTTTTCTTGGTTTATGTTTTGCAAAGACATCCCATTCTTTTTTAGCAACAGTTACTTTCTTAGTAGGTTGTCCAGATAAAATAGTTCTACCTTCACCAGCTCCCATCATTAAATATTGAAGTGCATCATGAACGTGGGAGTATCTATTCTTTAAAGGTTTTTCATCATATCTATCTCCAGATACTTGTAATCTTCTATAATGATAACCACCATTAAAACCTTTTTTAAGAGTAATACATTTTTTGTCTAGCAATAAACCAGGTTTACCATCAAGTAATCTACATAATGCTGAATCTACAGCTTCTATTCTAAGTGCAACATCATTAGATGGAGCTGGACTAGCTTTTAATCCATTCTGTCGCATAATTTGAAATGGAGTTCTTTCATCTGTTTGAGATCTAAAATCTCCAGCAGGATCTCCGTAAATATGTATTTCCATACCTTTATAATTTTTTGCTATTTCTGTTCTTAATAATTCAGAAAATCTAATTACACCCATATCAAAACATACAAGCTCATTTAATAAATTCCATCTACCTGTAACTAATCTTTGTCCAAAAACAGCAGCAGGAGTTAAACCAAAGTCAACTCCAATATAAATTGGTTGATAAGGATTAACTTCTAAGTCTTCAGCAGCGCAATGTATTTCTTGTTTAAAGTTTGGATAAACAGGTTTACCTTCTTCAATAGATCCAAGTTTATTTAAAACATAAACATCAATCCATCCTTTTGTTTTACCTCTAATAATATTAGGATAATAATTTTCTGTAAGATTAGATTTGTTTTCTGCTTTTTCATTAAACTCATAACCAGTAATACTTCCATTTTCTTTTTGTTCTAACATAGCAGATGGTTGAGTATAAAAACTCCAGTTATCTGGTTTGATTAACATTAAAGCTTCATCTCTAGAAATATGATCTGGTACTGGAACATCAGCTGCCATTATGGGCCACCAATGATCTTCTTCTGGTGCATTGGTATCTGCAATAACTCCATACCAAGTAGCACCACCATCTCTCATAGATGGAAATCTTCCTACCCTCATTGTACAAGCATCTATAATTGATTTAGGTATTTCTCTAGCTTCATTAACCCAAACACCAGTAAGCTCTAAAGATAATAATTTCTTTACATCTTCCGGTCTATCAAGAGCTAAGAATATAACTTCTACATCTAAATCACCTTTAACTATTCTATGAGTATAAGGTACACTCCAGGCAAAGTTTCCCCAAGTATCTTCTGGAAACCAATCTAACCAAGTTTTAATTGTAGTAGTTCTTAATTGTGGATTAGTATTTCTAATTACTGCCCATCTTGATTTACGTTTGCCTTCTTTGTTTTTTTCTTGCAATAAACATCTTCTAAATATTTCAACACAACAAGCAACAGATTTACCAGATCCAACTGGCCCTCTTAATCCTCTAAAGAAGTCATTAGACTTCATAAATTGTTTGAGTGTTATACCTTCTGGCTTGTAATCAAATTTAGTCGACATTCTTACCTACATTTTCCTTTAACAGATTATAAACTGTTTCTTCACCAAAAGCTTCAACAAGTTTATCTGCCTCATAGTCTGTAATCATATGAGTAGGATAATGTGCAAGATGTACTCTTTTAACAATAGTTCTTAATCTTCTTCGATCTTTTAAACTTAAAGTATTGATGAACGACATTCTTCTTCCTTAACTTTTTGTTTAACAATTTCTAAAATTTCAGTTTCTGTTCCATATTGTTTTTCAAAAGATTTTTTTGACATATGAATTGAAAACTGACCTTGATGATGGTCATAGCATAAAGGTATTACATGAAAATGAGAAGTTCTTCTTCCCATTCCAGTTCCTTTTGGTCTTATGTGATGTAAGGAAGCAGGTCGTTGACATACATAGCAGCCAAGACTTGCTACCTTATCCATCCATATTTTTTCTTCTTTGGTTGCCATTACTTCTTTTTTTTAGAAGCCATTATTTTCTTTTTTAAAGCAGTTGGTAATGTTTGTTGTTTTTTACTTAAACTCCCTCTTTTTGAGGTGTTTCCTTTTTTTCCATAAGCCATATTTGCTCCTCTGTTATTTCTTCATAAGTTGATCTACATCCATCTGGTGTGGCAGCACTTGCCATTTGTATTGCTTGTATATCATTATCTGCAGAATATACAATCTCTCTTTTAAGAGTGTCATCTTTCCATATATTTACTTTGTAATTCATATTTCCTCCTATTTAAATGAAAGAAACGAACCTATAGAATAAAAAAAAATTTTTAAACGCACCAATAATTTATTGTGGTTTTCCTTGACCTCTATATTTTTTAAAGGATCTTTTCTTAGATTTGTTCATACTAGACTTCTTTGGATTTCTTCCTATGGATGTCTTCTTTGGTATTCGTTCATGTACTAACTTGTTTAAATCAAACTTTGCTTTTGCCATGTGCTTTTTTTAACCTCTGTTGTCTGTGACACTTCCCTCGTCAGCTAAAGCTGATGAATTTTGCCCCCACCCTCCGAATCTGGCGATTCTAACTGTGTGGGTGCATACCAACGCCTCACGATAGATCGATATTAATTTTAATATCTCCTTGAATATTGTGAGCTACCTTATCTGGAGCTCTTAGTCCTACTCTATCTAGTATATCGCGAGAAGCTTCTAACTGAACGTACTCGCTTCTAGCTGAGGTAGACAGCTCGATAAGTCTTTTACTCGCACTTACTGCGCCAAGTCCAAGAGTTTGTGCTATCCTTGATTGCATATACTGTTGTACCTTTGGTAAACGTAGTGTGCGAGAAGCACTTACTCTCCCTGCTTCTTTACTTCCTTTCGTTGAATAACCTGCCTTTTCAGCAGCATCCTTTATACTACATCCTGTTGCTACGATAGTATCAACTAACTGTCTTTGCTTTTCTGTTAGATCATCTTTCATACACTATTATAATTCTACCCCTAACTGAACGTAGGCTTAGAATTTCTCCTTGTCAACAATTATTATGACACTTTAGTGTTCGTTTAAACTCACAATACTATATCTTGTATGTGCGACTTACAGGCTCTAGTGCTGCGCACCCAAGCCCTTCGGTCTTGTCCCTTTGGGTAACGATCCTGGTCGCTTGACGCTCGTTCCACTCGCTTTGGTGGAATAGGCATCCGCCTATGCTATTGACCCCATACGCAATTTTACTTCGTAAACCGTTCGCTGTTGCTCACTATTGCTATGGGTCCCCCACCACACACGTGGTTACAGGTGCTTGTATCATGAGTTTGCCTCAATGAACAGTGCTAGGGACATCAGCGCCGCACCTAAAGGTGCCAAGCCCTACGGGTGCGCTGTGTCGCACTGTGTCATTGAGCTTTGCCTCATGATGACTGCACCCCTGTCCACGAGCGATGGTGCTTGTTGGATGTTAATTAATAGTCAAACAAAAGGAGATACTTATGGACTATGTTAAATACTATGAGTTAGTTGTAGATGAAACTAATAAGATGAGAGTTAATGAGTTGTTAACTCTAAGAGAAGAAGCTATTTATAAAGGTGAAACTGATAAAGTAGCTGAAATAAATGCTGAGTTAAATCAAGTAACAAAAGGAGATGTTTATGCACAGTAGTGAATTAAGAGATATTGATTATTCTGATAATAGAATAGATAATATGGCAGATGTATTAGATTCTGTTGATATTAATGCTGGTATGTCAGCATTTTTCAACAGTATAATATTGCCATTTGCTGATAGCCCAGATTGGGAAAAGTTGGCAGAATGGAACTGCAATTCAATCTATGGTGTATTTTCTAGACATTTAGAAGCTTGTCAAAACTCACTAGATAAAACAGTGGGTTTATTAAAACAAGCTATGTCAGAAGATGTAGGTACTGAAATATCAACTAACAAGATTGATAAGTTGTTATTCAGAAGAAATGCACAAGAGTTGAATATCAAAAGAGCTGAAATGATATTGGATGCTTTTAAGCTAAAATATGAAACTTCATTTAGCAAAAAGTATATACCAATGAGCAAGTCAGCTGTTAAAGATGTGACTTCTAGTCAAGTTAAAGAATATAATATGGCTAGATTAAAAGAAGCATTAAGTAAATAATATTAATTAAAGCCCTGTACTCCAATTGGGGTATGGGGCTTTTTTTATCGTTAAAAGCCAATTTTCAAATCGTTCGGCGTTGGAAAATTCATTGGCGTTGCTGCCGAAATTCATGGTTGTAAGTATTTTGTCGAGAGTAAGAAATCGTAGAGATGCTGAAGACAAAACAAAGATAACATATATCGCTTATGTAAAACAGATGTGTGCATGTCGGTTAATTAACCCTGTTTCCATGTGATAAACAAATAAATAAAGGAGAAAATAATGTTAAATAAATTACAAAACTGGTTAATGAATGTAGCAGCTAGATGGCTATGGGTGGCAATTATGTTGCCATTTAGAATCATTCTAGGTTTATGTTATGCAGTAAGCAAACATATGCCAGATAAAGTAGAATTACCTTATAAAATAGTTAAGAAAGATTCTAAACAAGGATGGTTATAATGACTTTTATATTTCTATTATTAATTGTAATAATATTATTGTTTGGTATATCATTAGCTAAAGAAAATTTAGAACAAATAGAACAAATCAATGCGTCTATTAGACAACAATTAGAATATGAAAAGGAAATATGTCGTCATTTAAACAACAAATCTTAGAAGATATAGAAAAATTACATTTTGATTATGCTGAATGTAAAATTGAAATGGAAGAATTTATAGCAGGTATTACAAGACTTGGTGTAGATTCTCCAGCAGATATAGAGGAGCATAGACTAAATGCAGAAGAAGCAAGATACGAGTATAAAGTATCACAACATCAAAATAAGTTCTAAAGAAATATTTGAATTAGAACATATTATTAAGATGTATTTGCTAGAACAAGAAGCATTAGCATATTTAGACACAAATAAAATTAAAGGTTATAGCTTTTATACAAAGTTAAAACATTTAATAGGTTTGTATGAATTAAAGAATCCTAGTATTGATAGTTAGTTAACTTAGGTTTCTCCCTCTATCAATCTAAACACTAAGTTTAGCGTTGCACTTAGGGGATAAAAGCAACGCACATAGCTATCCCAAGAAATGAGATAGCTTATACAGAAAGAAAGAAATATTCGAAAGGTATTAAATGCCCAATATCAAAAATAATATAAAAAATCTACGCACAAAAATAAGTAATTTAATGCCAAAAACATTAAGTTTTTCAAAGTATTTATTTATTGGATTACTTTCTGGTTTAGCTTGGTCATTACACTTTATTGGTGTTGCTGCCGAGTTAACTTACGAAATAATTAAAAATTATAAAAACAAAATAGGAAAAAATTAATATGGCAAATTGTTATTATCATTCGGTATCTTCAGTAAAAAAATGGGGTGGCAAAGTAGAAGACTACCAACTCATACACGATTGGATGGATGAAAGTAAAAAATTAACTACGCATTTTGCACATAGATTATTACGTCATCATGCAGAAGGCTGCTTTGCTGCCGAAAAAGAATTTGGTCATACTATTACAAATAGCGATAACAAAGCTATTCCAGTACGACTAATTGTAGAAAAACATATCATTGAAGATTTAGGATTTATTCCAAGCTTTGATGATTGGATTAAAAATGTAAGAATAGCATCTTGGATGCGGAAAGGACAACATAAATTATGATAGCACATACAATTGATTTAGTAGGTGAGTTTAAATCTTTACCAACTAGCCACGAAAAATGGTGGGAAGAATATAGAAAAGGTGAAAAGTTTGCACTTTCAATTAAAAAGAAAAACGCATTACCTTTAAAAGAAATTTACAAAAAAATGTATGAAGATGGAATACACTATCTTCAATTACATTTTGAAGGTGGACATGACGAAGGTGGCTTTGATGGAGATTTTGTATTTCTTGATAAAGATAAAAATCCAATGACTATCAAAGACCTTAGTAAATATAGTCCAACAGGATGGATAGATGAATATACACCATTGGAGTACACTATTGATAAAGGTAAAGACAAAATCACTCAAGTATTTGAATATCGAAATACTAACTACTCAGATGTAAAAGTAACTCAAGATTGGTTAGTTAACAAATGGTATGAATTTGGATTCTTAGAAGAATGGGGAACATTTGCATTTGAAGGTAATGTTTATGGTGAAGTCATTGTATCAACAAAAGATGGATCTTATAATGTTGATGCTAATGAAACATTTGAATCATATGAAAGCAAAGATTTCGAAGGGAAAATGTTTGATGACTAAAAAAGAACTAAAAGAATATATGAATTGGGTTAATAGTTTTGCTAATCAAAAAACTGTTACCAATAAACAAACCAAAACCAAAGGAAAAAAAAATGCAGCCGATAAGAAAGAACGAGCTTGAATACCTTGATAGACTTATTAGCGATAAGTTTAGATATAGACGTCAAGATATGGAATCAGCAATTGAATCTGATACACAAAAACAAACAGATAAAAACTATAAATCATTTGTTTCTAAGCTTAATATAAAAACTGAAATAAAAGCTTTTAAAGATGCCGAAGACAAATTAAATAAATTTGTAAGAAGCAAAGAAACTTATGAATTAAAGTTAGAACAATCTAAAAGAGCAGCAAGAGATAAGTTATTAGAAAAACTTAAATCTTGGACTAATGTTAGATCTTGGAAAAATAGAAATGATGATCCTTTTCAATGGGACATTAAAAATGTAGAAGATGTAGAACCTTGTTTAAAGAAAGTATGTAAACAAGAAACTTATAAATCTATTGTTAAACTTTCTAAATATAAAGTTAAACAAGATTTAGAAAATCTTGAAGAACAAGCAAGAAATGTATTATACTCTGGTAGAAATATTATGGATGTTTGGAAACATTTAGGTCAAACATTCAAAGCTTCTGGTGTACCAGTAGCAGCTCCAAAAGAGTTTTTACAAATAGAAAGTAAATAATGGATATAGATAAAGAAATAAATTATCTTGCCGAAACTGATACTACCTTTGCTGAACATATGGCAGAGGTAGAATATCAGCGAGATATGATTAAACATTACAAAGGTAGTTATGTAAACCAATCTGATAAAGCTGTATCAAAAGCTATTGAAGATTTTTACGCTTCCGAAAGTTATGTTAATTCAATTAAAACAATTAATGCTCTCAATATAGATCTTCTTAAATTAAAAAATAAAAGAAGAACTGCCGAGATGAAAATCGAAATATGGAGAACATTAGAAGCATCAAGGAGAAAAGGTAATGTCTGAACTATACACATTTGTTGGTAAAAAAATTAAAGAAGCTAGATTAAATAAACATAAAACTAGAAAAGTAACACAGCAAGAATTAGCAAATGAATTAAAAGTAACCTTTCAACAAATTCAAAAATATGAAAGAGCTACTAATAAAATTCCATTAGAAAAGCTATTAATTGCATCTATGTTTTTAAATAAACCTATGTCTTATTTTATACCATTGCATATGCAATATTATAAAAATCCAGAAATAGAATTAACACCTGCTGACACAGATCCAGATGTACAAGAATTTATGGCATCAAAGGCATTTGTTTAAGTCCATAAAAGCATAAGTATCTCCGACTAGTCAATTATGCGAGGTGGGGAAAGCGAGAGTGAGTACCCACTATATATAGTTGACAGCTTCCGAAATATACATATACCTAGTAATTATGGCAAATAAGGCACTAGGTGAACAATTTCATAATCAAGTAATACCGCAATTCGTTGCTTTAAGAAAAGCATTAGGTATATCTCAATTAGAAATGGATGAAATTTTAGGAGTAGCTAAAGGACTTGTATCAAAATGGGAGTGTGGTATAAGAAAACCTAGCGGTTGGTTGTTCTGTTGTTGGGCAGAAGCACTTAATGCCGAAATTTTAGTAAAACCAAAAGAGGTAAAAAATGACAGTTAATCCAAATGTAGATCTCAATGGTCTAACCAATGATCCTGTTGTTAATAAAGTTATAGATATAGTTGTTGCTAGACACATAGAAGGTATGAATAAGTTTGGCAAAACTTTAGCTGATAATGAAAGACCGATTAATGAATGGGTAGATGAAACTATCGAAGAATTAATTGATGCTATTCATTATTTAGTAAAAGCTAAAGATATATTTGATAAGTTTAAAGCTGACAACAAAAAATTAAAAGCTGCTCTTGAAGCTTTTGAAAAAGGATCATTTAAAGATGAGGAAAATAAAACAGAAGCCACAAGTTGATTATACACCTTACCACGTAAGGCAACAAGCTTGGCATATGTCTTTATTAAAATTTTACAAAACGATTGAATTTGATGACAACAAGTATGTCGAGTTTGCTAAAAGACTTTTGAATAATAAAATTGATCAAAAGACTTTAACACAACTAGACAAACTAAGAAGGAAACATAATGATCTTGAGAAACAGAAATGGGAACAAATCAAAAGACAAGGAGCAACAAAACTCGGACTTGCCTTTAGAAATGTTATTAAAAAAAGATAAAAAAAAATTAATGGATCATTTAAAGTATATTAAAAAATGGAAAAAAGAAGTACAAAGAGAAATAAGAAAAATAGAAAAACTAAAAACAAAAAGCTTGTAGGCTATTATATAGACTACAATGGAAAGGTAACAAAAATATATGAAAGAAGATTTTGATCGCAAACAAGGTATTGGTGGATCAGATGCTACCAGGATATACAATGGTAATTGGTACGAATTGTATTTAGAAAAAATTGGAGAAAAAGAACCAGATGATTTATCAGATGTACTCCCAGTTCAAATGGGTATTCATACAGAAGACTTCAATATAAACTGGTTTGAAAAACAAACTGGTATTAAAGTTCTTAAAAAACAACTCTTTATAACTTCCAAACAATATCCTTTTTTATACTGCAACATTGATGGTGTCTTAAAAGAAAAAAAAGCATTACTAGAATGTAAACACACAAATGCTTTTAGTAATGAAGTTAAGACAGCAGAAAAATACAAAGCACAAATACAACATTATCTTATGATTTATGGTGCTAAAAAAATGTATCTATCAATATTTTTTGGTAATATGAAATATGGATTAGTAGAAGTTTTACCAGATAAAAACTTTCAAGAACAGTTACTTGCTGCCGAAGTATTATTTTGGCATCTTGTAACAACTAAAACTCCACCACCAGATTTTGTAGATTTTAATAATTTCGATCAACAACTAAAGGAACACAATAATGGAAGACAAATTATACCCTTACTCACCAGGCAGTCAACCAGTTGACACTTCAATAGAAGCTGCTGAATTAATTAAAGCAGGTGCAGAAACAATACGTAAAAAAGTATTTGATGTAATAAGTAATAAAGGTAATTTTGGAGCTACTGCTGATGAAATAGCTGATTTATTAGCGTTATCAGCATTTACAGTTAGACCTAGAGTTACTGAGTTATTTAAGCAAGATAAAATTGAACGCAAAGATAAACGTAAAAACTCTAGTGGTAGAGCTGCATATGTTTATGTTGTAAGTAAATCATTCGTAAACAATGAATATACAAAGAAAGGAACGTAATGGGTAAACCAATAGACAGTAGAGCATTAGCTATACTTAAAAAATTAAATCTTGATCAGAAAAATGAACAAGGTGAATATAAAGCATTGTGGGATTGTCATGGTACTTGGGTAATGTATCATAGATATATTGAACAAGCAGGTGCAGAAAATGGTATTCTATATGAATATGATGAAATAGAAAAAGATTCTGCAAATGGCATTGTAGTTGTTAAGTGTACAGCACAAATGGAAAAAGAAAGTAAAAAACATCAAGTAATATCTTATGGTGAAGCATCACCTAAGAATACTAAAAATTCTTATCCATATGCAATGGCAGAGAAACGTGCCTATGATAGATGTGTTTTAAAATTATTAGGCTTACATGGTTTT